GGGTACATTACAGCAGACTTCTCTACTGGCCTGTTCACTTCATCCCAGAGACTAGCGCCATTGATGATACCATCAGGTACAAACTTCTCTGCTCCCCAGAAGGCAGCAATGTATGCTTTGGAGTCATTAGCGGCTAGGTAGTCGCAGGCATCCTTGTATTCTGGTGGGTTCTTCATAATGGCTGACTTACCACCAAACAGCTCTGCAATCTCTCTCGCAGCCTTCTGACCAGGTTCATCAGAGTCCATAGAGATGACAATGGCATCGAAGCTGTCTAGCCACTCGTAGGCTGCCTTACAGTCCTTCAGAGCGCCACTAGCGCCATTACAGACTGACACTACTGGGTACTTGCTCCCTTGCATCTGGTAGCTTGCAGCAGCGTCAAACTCTCCCTCAGTGATGGTGACATACTTGGCAGAGCCAGCAGAGAACAAATGCTGACCGAATAGCCCAGCGCCTTTCCAGTCTCCTACAATGCTGTGCTGCTTATCAGGTAGCCGTATCTTAGCCGCAATAGGCACTAAAGCATTATCAGGGTTGTGATAGCTGAAATAAGTTCTGTCTGGAGTCTCTAGGATGCCGTAATGCTTCACTGTGGCGGTGGTGAGTCCTCTGGATACTATGCTCTGATACTTACCCGTGGTTAGCATGTTCTCCACAGCACTGAAGCTGGGCTTTGGTGTAGGCTGATCATCCTGCGGTATCTCTACAGGTTGATAGCCTCCTTCAGTCTTTGTATATGTCCCGCAGCTATGGCAATAGGTGCTATTCTTGTTCACCTGTAGCGCATCGCTGCTGCCACAGTCTGGGCAGGGTTGATGGGTTGCTACACTCATTCAAAAATCTCCTCATAAACTCTGCCAAAGCTGATTAGGCAAAGTGGTAGATGTAGGATAACACCCTGAAAAGGCATTACTTCTATGCTCTCTTTGCTGACATTGTATATCCACACTGGCCTGCTGTCTGGAAACTCCAGATCAAAACCTACGCCCAGTCTATACTCTATTGTTAAGTTGCGTCCTAAGATAACCATGCTGATTTACTCTCTAAGTGTTTAGCTATTACACGAATCCTGCGCTTACATATTGGGCAGGGTTTAGTCCAGTCTGTCTGCTCTGGATGCTTGCAATACGCCGTCCTCTCTTCTGGTATATTGTAGCTACCCTTCACTCTAACAGGTTTTCCCTCTAACACCAAGCGATCTCTACTAGTTAGAATCATTATCGCCTCCTCTACTGAACACCATATCATACTCTGCACTCTCTGATATAAACTGCACAATCACTGCTGGATGTACTTTGTAATGCTGCGCTGCTTCCTTCAGTGAGAAAACACCGTTGCTAATATCTGCGGCAGCTTTAAACACTGCCTGCACTTCAGGGTTCATAGTCCCCTTAACCATATATTCTTTAAACATTTTAAATTCCTGTTTGTCAATTGTTAAAATCTATGCTACCCTCAGGACTATATAGTAACAAAACAGCCTTCCTGTAGCAATAACTACTAGCAGTTCTACTTCAAAGAATACTTCAGCTCCTCTAAAGTATCCTGTAGCGCTTCAATATCTTCAGGGTAAGGAGTCCATTTAGGGCTTTTCAGTTTCTCTATAGTGTCTGCTGCTGCTGTTAACTCTCTCAGGACGCTAAAGAATCTCTCCCGCAGCTCCCAGTCTTCTAGCTCTATTAAGTGTTCATCACCGTGTAACGTATCATTAGGGCCTTTAAATAGTTGCATATTAGTTCTCCAGGTCGTTAATTATAGTCTCTCTGATGCTATCCTGCTCAGCTCTACCTACTCTATAGGGCAGGCTCTCAATCCATACAACATAGCGCTCTATAGCCTCAGTTCGAAGCTGATCATTCTCTATATCTGCAAAATCCACTATATAGCCTCCCTGTCTTCTGCATCTAAATAATCAATATGTTTTTTTAATAATGCCCTAAAGTGTTTATTATGGTCTTGGCTTAAAGCGCCTAAAAATATATCGTGCAGGGTTGTGCCAGTAATTTCTATGTCTATACCATGACAATGAAACCCAAGAAAATCATTGTAGCCTCTTCCTTTAGCTTTTACGTCCAAAACAATCATCCAAACATCTTGCGCGCGTATTTTCCTAGTGCGTTCAACCGTGTGAATCTTTATAGCCATGTTATCTCTCTCTCTATTGGTTAAAGTGCAGGGTATTAGAGTCTCTCTCCCTCAATAGTTCAATACTCTATAGCCCTATAGTGTGACCCAATGCCAGGTTCTGGTCACGTTATAGTCTCTCTCTATTGCCTCTCTATTGCCTCTATTACGGGAAACAGGTTGCCTCGGTACTCATAGGGACTCTTGCGTCTATAGCACCCAGCAATAGCGATGCTATGGTGTAACAACTACCAGCAACCACTAGCTATAGTCCTACAAGGCCATATAAAGCCGTCTAAGCCGTTTTACAGTGTTTTAGGTGCTAGGGTACTGGGTGGCATTGCAGGGCCTTAAACAGGCTTATATTATATAGGCGCATAAAAAAGCCCAGCTTTAACACTGGGCAAAGGTTGGACTACTACAGGGAATATTTAGGCGTTGCGCTCAATAGCTGGATAATCTGCGCGTAGGCGTTGCCAATGGTTAGACAATGACGGCCTTCTATGGTTTAAAGCGCGGCCAGTGTTTATTACTCTGCTGGCTTGCTCTACTGTTAGGCCGTAGTATTCCGCGAATCTATCAACGGTTAAAAAGTTATTGAACCAATCCATATAAAGACCTTCTATTTTTTCTCTGCTGGTCATGCTGCAACCTCCTGTTTCAATTCCCTAACGTCATTTATTAGCTGCTGGTTTAACTGCTCCAGTTTATCACGGCCTATGTTGTTAACTAACCAGCGCTGCACTTGCTGGGTGCTCAGTGAGTAGTCGAGCGCGTTATATTCAACGAAAGATTGTATAACAAACATCCGCGCCTGCTTGTCAGTGTTAACATCTAACCAGTGAGTCTGTAGCTTGGTATAAACATCTTCGCCGTAATCGCCGTTGACATAGCAGCGATAGAACCTACGCACTACATGGTTGCAATCGCTGATTATATTGTCGAAGTCTGAGAAATCGTTTTTCAGTTGTTCAATGCTCATCTTATACGCTCCAGATTGAATTAATATAAATAATTAGGCCACCGAGTATAGTAAGGACGGCCAGAGTTAACGTGCAGTAATAGACTCTGTTAATCTTGTTTAGCTCCCTATCCAGTTCTTTCTGCATTAGGTAGGCGTGAGCCCTGTTAATCTCAATTTGACGTTGATTATCCATTATAAAGCCCCTGTTTCTAACAAATATGCTACATAGTCTGCTTGTAACTGGTCATAAACAGACCATGGGCAATCCGTCCAAGTATCATTCTTAACAGCCCAGCCTAGTTCCAGTATTTCGGGTATCAGCTCTTTTATATCTATGTAAGTGTTCATTATAAAGCCCCTTTTAGATTTCATGGCAATCGGTTACATTTTCCCAGCAGATTTGGTCTAGTGCCGAGCTATCGTAGTACAAATGCTTTAGCTCAATAACTGAACCGTCTTTAAAATATACAGCTACCTTGTCGCTAAAAGATACACTGGGAAATAGCGATTGATATAGGTTTTGGTTATCCATTGTTTAGTCCTCTATTGGTCTGTATTAATTGGTTTAATGCTAGGCACTCTATGCGAATGCCTAATATAAATCAACTATTGCTGAGAGAGTATCAATCTATATGTAGATTCAGCCGAGTCTAGATGCTGCTGCGCCCTCTCTACGTCTAGTCTGGCGATATCTGCCTGCAGCTTATCTTTTTTCCTTTCGATACTATCGTTTAATTTAGCATATTCTTTATTTAGACTTAAACGCCATTCTAAATGTAGCTGAGAAGATAGCAGGCTAAACTCAGATTCTCTCACTCTCATGCGGGCCATTTCCAAATCTGTAGGGTTTTCTAGCTCTCTGCGCTTTTGACTGACCCTGATCTCAGCATGCCCTACAGCTTCGCGCAGCATAGATAAGGTATCGCGATCTTTAAAGTTTATTTTGTTGGTCATTGTTGTAGTCCTTTGCGCTATGCGCTTCATTGTTGTAGTACTTAGTCAACACTGCTGCTAGTTAGTTCAAATTATTTGCATATTTATTTTATATAATGGAACAACAAAGTATTCATCAAACTTATAGCTATCTACCTACTATATATAGGTATATAGAGCTGCGCTGTAGGCCGCGCCATTGCTGGGCTTTAGTAAATGCCAGCGTTTAGCACCTGTAGCAATGCTATGGCATAGGCTAACAGGTAAGTAGCTTAGACGACGATTCTGGAGCTGCTATGGCTATGTAACCTAACGTGACCAGACCAGGCTATTGAGTCACACTAATAAATAGGTAAAGCATTGACGGGGTGGCTAGACAGTGTTAGTAGTCCTGAGCAGTACCTACTAGCATACTCTCTCTTGCCTGTACAGAATCTATGGTGACTAATCAGCCTCTGCTGGTCACACTCCAGGCTAGACAGACTAAGGTGGGTATGCTAGAGGGGACGGGGGAGGTGGCGTAGCTGCGGAGATTGTTACTGTACCAGCTCAGATACAAAATAGTAGTAAATTAGACTAAAAAGCAACACAGTTATAACATATAGCTATAAAGTCTAAGTTGTTGATAACAAAGGGCTATGAAGGCGACTGCGGAGACGCTGTTACGGCTGAGAATCCGCCTAGAAAGGAACAGGGGAGCCTATGGCGTAACATTAACAGTAAATAGTGCTTGACATTTGCTAAAAAGTATGCTATAATAACTATATAGATTGAAAAGCATTGCTTTAATGTCGCTTTAGTGCCCTATAGGAGGTCTGAAAGGTTAACTACTAGTAGTTGTCCTATAGGTATCCCTAAAGGGTTAGAAAGCAACTCTGTTCAGTCTCTATAGACTAGAATCTCTAAAGAGGCAATTCAGTGGCAAAGATAGGAAGACCTAAGAAGGCAGATGTTAAGGCTGTTACTAAAGGCAGTCGTAGAGGCGTAGGAAGACCTAAAGGTGACGCTTCCATCATCAATGACTACAAAGCAAGGATGTTAGCATCGCCTAAGAGTAGGAAGGTGTTAGACAGTATCCTAAATGCCGCGTTAGATGATGACCACAAGAATCAAGCAGCAGCATGGAAGCTCTGCATGGACAGGTTGTTGCCTGTTAGTTATTTTGAGAAGGATAAGGCCAGCGGAGGCAAGAGTGCCATCAACATCTCCATTACAGGTGTTGGCGGTGAGACTACAGTGATCTCTGGCGGCGAAGAACCCATTGAAGGGGACTATACAGATGTATGATATAAATCAAGACTTAGATTACTTTACTAGGGAAGAGTTTGCTTGTCAGTACACTGGCGAGAATGAGATTAGTGACAGGCTGTTGCTGAAGTTAGATTTGTTGCGTGCTAGGTGTGGTTTCCCCTTCGTTATCACGAGTGGCTTCAGAAGTGAAGACCACCCCATAGAAGCTAAAAAGGAGACACCAGGAACCCATGCCCAAGGCATTGCAGCGGACATTAAAGTTACAGACGGTATACAGCGGTTTAAGATTGTTGAGGAGGCTATCAAGATGGGCTTTTCAGGAATTGGAGTTGCTAGTCAGTTTGTGCATGTTGACATCCGCCACCTTGACGGTAATGAGCCTCCTGTAATGTGGACGTACTAGCTTGACTGATTTAGCAGTTGAGCTGTTACCTTGGCAGCAAGAAGTCTGGGAAGACACTACACGCTTTAAAGTGGTAGCTGCGGGTAGACGTACAGGTAAGAGTAGGTTAGCTGCTTGGCGGTTGATCATCAGTGCTTTGTCTGAGAAGAAAGGTCAGGTGTTCTACGTTGCCCCTACACAGGGTCAGGCTAGAGACATTATGTGGCAGCTGTTGCTCGAGCTAGGGCACAACGTTATAGCGTCAGCACACGTTAACAACCTACAGATTAAGCTAGTCAATGGCTGCACCATCTCCCTGAAGGGTGCTGATAGACCTGAGACTATGCGTGGTGTTAGTCTGAAGTTCCTGTGTATGGACGAATACGCAGACATGAAGCCAGAGGTGTGGGAGCAAATCCTTCGCCCTGCTCTAGCGGATCAGAAGGGTGAGGCACTGTTCATTGGTACGCCTATGGGACGCAACCACTTCTATGACCTATACACTTACGCTAGTGTGTCGGAAGACCCTACGTTCAAGGGTTACCACTTTACTAGCTACGATAACCCACTGCTAGACCCTGAAGAGATTGAAGCAGCTAAAGGCTCTATGTCAGCCTTCTCGTTCCGTCAGGAGTTTATGGCATCCTTTGAGGCACACGGCAGTGAGCTGTTTAAAGAAGAAGATGTTAGATTTAGCGAGGAAGAACCTACTGATGGTGATTATTACATTGCTGTCGATTTGGCAGGATTTGCAGATGTACAGAAAGTCACGACTAAAACCAAACGACTTGACCAGACGGCAATTGCTGTGGTTAAAGCGGGCGTCGAAGGCTGGTGGGTTGCTAATATCGTACATGGCCGTTGGGGCGTCGAAGAGACTGCACGACGAATCTTTGAAGCAGTCAGAGACTACCAACCAGTCGCAGTAGGCATTGAGAAGGGTGCGTTAAAGAACGCTGTTGCCCCCTACCTGAACGATATAATGAAGAAGAACCAACGCTTCTTTAGGATTGAAGAGCTAACACACGGCAATAAGAAGAAGACAGACAGGATCGTGTGGGCGCTACAAGGCCGTTTAGAACACGGCAACTTAGTATTAAACAAAGGCAAGTGGAATGCTCAGTTCCTAGACGAGTTGTTCCAGTTCCCTAACCAATTAGTCCACGATGACTTGATAGATGCTCTTGCATATATAGACCAGTTAGCTAAGGTCTCTTATGCTTTTGACTACGAGGAAGAGGACTACGAATTCCTAGACAAATACGCAGGCTACTAATTATGGAACTAGAAGGTAACGACAACTTTGCTACAGAGCAGTACCTAGAAGACTGGGTAATTGATAAGTGTGATGACTGGCGTGACCACTTTGAAGCCAACTACTCACAGAAGTTTGAAGAATACTACCGCCTGTGGCGTGGTCAGTGGTCTGCACAAGACCGTACACGCGACACAGAACGCTCTAAGATTATCTCTCCTGCTCTACAGCAGGCTGTTGAGTCTTCAGTAGCAGAGCTAGAAGAAGCTACCTTTGGTCGTGGCAAGTGGTTTGACATTGAAGATGATGTCTACGATCAAGACAACAGAGACATTGCTTTGCTGCGTAACGCGCTAGAGCAAGACTTTAAAAAGAACAAGGTACGTAAGGGTGTGGCAGAGTGTCTGATTAACGCTGCTGTGTTCGGTACAGGCATTGCTGAGATTGTTCTTGAAGAAGAAAAAGA